AAAGTCCAACGTGCTGATAGCTTACGAGTTTTAGCTTCAACAGTTTGCTTTAGAATCTGGATGCTCATTCTGCGACCAGCTGTGCCTTCTAGAGCAGCAGTTGCAGCAGGACGGCCGTCTGGATCGTTACCAGTACCGGAGTAGCTGTTTGCAATCTTGAATGGGCTTAGTGCTTCTTCACCAGCAGTGATGTTATCAAACGAATCTGAATAACGTACTCTTAGTGTGTGAATTTGTCCAACAGGACCAGTCATTGGCTGAACACCGATTAGTTCGTTTGCAATAACTGTTGGCATAACACGTCTAATTACTGGTAGGATAACTCTGTTTAGAGTTGCGACATTACCAGCAGAAGTTGCACCAGCTGTAGCAGATTCTGATAGATAACGACGAGTATTTTCTAATGCAGTTGCCATTACAGTTTTCTTGTTGCCGTCTAAGCCTTCAAGAAGTGCAGTTTTCGTGTCCTGCCAGCGACTTTCTAGTAGTTCTGACATTTTGATCTCCTTAATTTAATCCAGCTAAACGACGTATTTCTAATACATTTGTGTCGTCTGCTTGTTGTCTACTAACGTTAGTTGTTTCTCTGTTGCCTGTTATTTCTTTGCCTTCAGTTAATTTTGCCTTGCGCTTCGCTGGAGAATTACCGTCGATAACTGCCGGTAGGTATTTTTCAAAAGACGAACGTAGTCTGTCTGTTTGAACTGATTCCAGTAAGTCTGTCATAATTTCACGTTGGTCATTGCTTAGTGGCTTTACCAGTTCGTGCATTATTTCTTTACGCTTTGTTTCAGCTAGGATCTGCTTGTTCTTCATTTCCTGTGCTTCAACAAGTCTTTTTGCTTTGGTTGCAAATGCTTTTGCTTCTGCTAATTGACGATCTTTTACAGAAAGTACTTTTAGTAGCTTGTTTGTTTCTGACTTTTCATTAAGATATGAACTGCCATACTCGCTTGCAAATGCTTCGAAGATTTTACGACCAAAGTCGTGCTTGCGTGCCGAATCAATATCTTCTTTTAGCGATCTAATCTCTTTGTTAAGAGTCTTAGACACTGTTTCAGATACTATATTAGCACTTCTTTCAACAAAGTCTTTTTTGACTTTTGCGAAGTGTGTCTTAGCTTCACGTACTAAACGTACTTTTGTTTCTGCTAAATCTTTTTTGTCTTCATAGAACTCAGCTATTTCTGAGGATAGAGCTTCTACAATAAATTCTTCAAGCTTGGCATAGTGTTCCTGCATTGCTCTCTTGTCTTTACGTAGTTCTTTGATTTCACCTTGAAGTTGTTCTACAACAAATCCTTTTAGAAGTTCTGCATTTTCACGCATTGCAATAGCATATTTTGCTTTTGCTTCTGCTAGCTGTTTGCGATCTTCTGCAAACTCTGCAATCTCTTCTGCTAGGCGTTCTTCAAGCAAAGTGTCAATTGCTTCAACCATAGTCTGCTTATCATGCTCATACTTCTTTGCGAACTCCTCACGAAGTTCACTAGTAGCAGCACGACGGTTTTCTATAACCCTCGCGTTCCATGCTTCTTCAATTTCTGCTCTGATCTCTTCTGAAACAACATTGTTTTCGAAAAGTGTTTTCAGTGCATCCAACATTCTGTTTCTCCTAGTTATTGGAGTTTACTGATTATGTTAATCAGCGATTCCTTTAGATATTTTTGTGCCTTGGGGTCGTTTTTTGTTTACTCAGCTAAATTATATTACAGATACCCACCACGGTTATTCATTAAATGTTCGTAGATTGGTGTTGGGTATGCACCAGGGGCGCTGGGCTGAGCCACAACGTCCACAGTGATTATTTCAAAATCGGAAACTTCTCCCGAACCGTCCTCACGAACGTTTCCGCTACCACGCGACGAAACACCTAGCTTAACTCCGCTTTCTAGCATTGTTTTAACTAACTGTCCCATCGGTGTAGGTAGTATTTTCATTTTTCCGTATCCATTTGGACCGTCCATCCACATTTCTGTAATCATGTGGCTTACACGGTCTAGGTTTATATTAAGGCCTTCTGGATGATCCACTTCGCCGAGAACACTATAACCTCCGCTTATCTGATCATTAAGAGTTTTGACAGCCCTGCCAATTT